TCATCGGCGGGTTGCCTCCTCGATTTTTGCTTCGATGCGGATGAGGTGATCGGTGATGCGCTGATCGACGCCGCGCATGAGGGAGAGCGGCACGTAGGTGCGCGCCACTTCCAGCTTGAAGGCGGCCAGCTCATCGCGGGTGCGGGACAGGCCGTCGGTCTGCCTGAGGTCGCCGCGTTCGATGCGCCGGTCGAGTTCGCGGCGGATGCCATGCAGCATCCAGAACAGGGCGATCAGCAGTTTGGTCTGCACGATCGTCACGATCAGCGCGGGGGGCAGGTCGGTAGGATTCATGCTAGTGATCTCCAGGATTGGCATGGGGCCCGTGAGGCTTGTCTTGGGGGCATGGAGTGATGTGGAACGAGCCGTATCTCGAAACCTGCTGCCGCTCGGCGCTCCATCGGCTGCTGCTGATGGGCGCTGATGGGCGGCCGGGAGGCCTGAAGGACGGGCCCTGCCTGGCGCGGCTTCAGGGCATGGGCCTGGCTGCGGCCGGGCCCGATTCACGCTGGACCATCACGAGCCTCGGCCGGTCGCGGCACGGGGCGCTGGTCAATCCCCACCGCGCCAGGATGGCGGACGGGGCGGCGGCGGCAGGCGGGGCAGGCGAACCGGCTCGCTGAGGATCAGGCCGGAGATCGCATCCAGCGCGTCATCGCGTGCCGCCTTGTCGTCGGGCCGCCACTCCGCCATCTCGTCGGGCAGCGGGCCGCTCATCACGCGCTCATGCGCCAGCAGGCGCCGCGCCGCCAGCAGCGGGTCGAGTGCCGCCAGAATGCGCTCATGCTTGGCCCGCCGGCTGACATGCTCGCGCACCGTGCAGGCGATCCGCGCCTCGGAGAGAGCCTGACGCAGCATGGCGGGCAGGAACTTGCCGATGCCATTGGTCTCGACATGCACCGCCGGCAGCCGAAGCGCGCCGGCAATGGCCGCGACCTTGCGGCATTGCTGGCTGGCGCTGTCCTCGGCGAGGTCGGGGTCATGCGTCAGCCAAGTCAGATTGTGCAGGTACTGGTGGCCCTCGCCGTCGGCGAAGGCGGCCGCCAGCACCGAGCCGTCGCCACCATCGGGCCGGCCGAAGGAGGGGTCCCAGAAGCCGCCGCCCGAGACCATGCGCCGGCCCATCAGGAAGAGCTGTGCCTGGCCATTGGCCTCGCGGTAATCGGGCTCTTCGCGATAGCGAATGATCAGCGCGGGATCGAGCCGGACGGCCGCGTTGCGCACCGCGCGCAGCTGCATCTGCCGGGCGAAATGCAGCGGCCCGACCCGCAGCCGCAGGGCTTCGATTGCATCAGGCGGGAAGCGTTCGGGCCAGGCGCTGCGGCCCTGCTCGTCGAGCAGCGGCAGGGCCAGGTGGCGGTAGCCCGCCAGCAGCGGCTCTTCCTCCTGGCGGTAGATGCTCTGCGTGGTGTGCGGCGTTCCGACGAAGACCTGCGTGCCGCCCGGCACCAGCACGAACTCGCATTCGGCCAGGCGCTCACGCATGTCCTCGCGCTTGGCTGAGGTGTCGCAATTGCCGGCGACCTCGACATCATCGCAGATGATCATCTCGGCCCGCGCGCCGGTGATGTTGCCGGTCAGCCCCTGGGCCAGCATGGACGGGTCGCGCAATACGCTGCGGCGGGCCACGGTGAAGCGGTCCGCCGCCCAGGCATCCTCGCCCTCCGGCAGCAGGTGGGTGCAGAGCGGGTGGCGTTCGATGATGCGCCGGACCTGGCCCACCATCTTGCCGGCCAGCACCTGGTCGGCCGCCAGCACCAGGATCCGCGTCTCCGGGTTGCGATGGAGCCACCAGGCGCAGAACAGCCCGACCAGGGTGGATTTCCCCGAGCCGCGGAAGGCCATCAGCAGCAGCCGGTGTTCCTCCGCCGCCACCCTGGCATCGAACCATCGCGCGATGCGGCGGTGATGGGCTGGCGTGCCCAGGTTCTGGCTTTCGTTCCAGAGCCAGACGAATTCGATGAAGTCAGTCCTCGGCCTCGGGCTCATCCGACAGGTTCTCCGGTCTGTCGCCCGCCAGCGCGCGGCGGGCTTGGGCGACCATGGCGTTCTGCTGGTCCTGGGTGTCGGGTGGGTCGCCTCCATCGAGTTTGAGCAGCGCGTCGATATGCGTGATGGCGGCGCGCGCGGCGGTATGGCGGGCGAGGAAGGCGCGAGCGCGATCAGGGTCATCGGCTTCGCCATCGGCGCGCAGGAAGGTGAGGTACTCGTTGAAGACGTTGCGGGCCTGGGCGCCGACATCGATGCCCAGGCCCCTCTGCGGGTGGCGGCGGGGAGCCATGCCGGCCTCTAGACCCGCGGCTTCACGGCACGGACATAGAGCGTGCCGGCATCGATCGTGATGCTGCCGCCGCTGATGTTCTGCGCTGTGACGCGGACCTGGTCGGTGCTGGCGGTGCCGCCGATTGCGGCGTGGAAAATGACGCCGCCATTCTGGAAGCCGCTGGTCTTGGCAAAGCTCGCATTCACCAAATCGCCCTGGCGCACACCGGGCAGGGTGATGTCGCGCGTGGTGGTGGCGCCCGCAGCCAGCGCCGGCACGGTCCAGCCTGCATCGGACATGGTGTATTCGCGCACGCCCCAGCGCCGGCCACCGCCAAAGAGAACCATGGGGGCGTGAATCGCCGGGGTATAGAGCCTGAGCGCCTTGATCACCCCGCTGGCCGAACCGCCGCGCACGCCGATCGCCGCGAAGCGCGCATTGGCATGCAAGGTCACGCGCTGCAGCCGGTTGATGGGATAGCCACCGGCCAGGCTGTCCAGATTGGCATTGCCCTCCCACCACATGGCGGGCGATCCTGCCCAGATCGCGTTCATGTTGGAGAAGAGCAACGGCGAGGTATCGTCGAGCACATTCTCGGCCGCGTCGAATTGCTGCACCACGGGCCTGAGCTCGGTGCCCTCGGCGGCGATGAAAAACTCCTTGCATTGCGAGCAATCGACCACGAAGGCCAGTGCGCGCGAGGTGGGGATGCCGATGCTCTCGGCATTGAGCGTGAGCAAGGTGAGGCCGGCGAAACAGAAGCCGTTGAGGGTGCCCGGCGGGCCAGAGGGGTTGGAGGAGAGCACGGCCATGCCCTCGAAGCCGATGCCGCCCGCAGTATCGATGGTCTGGCGGAAGGCGCGGGCGCGGATATTGGACGCCTCGGCGATCAACCGCGGCGTGCCCTGCGCCGCCGCAGCCTGATGCAGCGGCAGCACGGTGGCACCCGCGCGGGTGGCGCCATTGGGGTAGTGCACGCCATTGCCGGTGAAGCCGTAGGTGCCGGTGTAGCCGACCTCATAGAGGCAATCATTGGCGCCGCCGGTGTGGCGCGCCACGTATTCGCTGCATTGCTCCATGCGGATCCCACGCGCGGTGATGCAGCGCGCATCGGCGACATCGACCAGGAAGGGGATGGCATCCACGCTGCCCGGCGTGCCCTGGCGTTGCAGCTCGAAGGCCGGGCCCAGGAACAGGTGCTGGTTGTGCCGGTCATAGGCGCCGGTCGGGCAGGAGAAGCGTACGCCGAAGCGGCCGAGCGTGGGGTTCACGCTCGACGCCACGGCGAAATGCCCGCCGACATAGGTGATGGAATTGTTCCAGCCCGCGGCGCTGCCGGTGCGGACATCGAGGCCGATGCGATTGTTGGCGATGCGGCCGAGATGGAGCGTGCTGTCCTCGAAGCCGCGCTGGTCGCCCAGCGTGCGCACGCCGATGGTGAAGCCTTCGGCCTGCAATATCTCTACATGGCTGGCATCGATGTTGCGGATCAGCAGGCCGATATCGGCCTCGCTCGACCAATCGCTCTGGCTGGCGCGCAGCACCCGCAGCCCGGCATAGAGGCGATTGGCATTGCGGACATCGCCGCCGCTTCCCAGCGTGAGTGCCACCTGGCCATTGGGGCCGGCATAGAGGATGACGCCGCGCATGGTGAGCCCTGCGGCGTCGCCGGGCAGGATCAGCGGCATGGTCGTGCGATGGGTGCCTTCGCCGATGACCAGATGCTTGCCGCTGGCTGCTGCTGCGTTCATCGCCGCCTGCAGGGCCGGGCCATCATCGCTGATGCCATTGCCGGTGGAGCCGAAATCCCGGGCCGAAAGGCCCTCGGAGAGTTTGTCCTCAACGCTGCGCGGCACCGCGCCGGCATAGGCGGAGGTGACGGTGCTGCCCTGGGCGAAGAGTGCGACATCGCCCACCGCATCGAAGCCCAGGATCCGGTTGGCGCGGCCTTCGGCCAGCGGCAGCACGGTCATGCCGTATTCCGAGGGGTCGAGGCGAAGCGCGCCGCTCAGCCCATCGCGGGCCTCCTGCAACGCGGCAACCTGATAATCCAGCTCGTCATTGAGGATGCGGGCGCGCAGCACGCCGTTCTGCTGAAAATCCGTGGTGCGCGCCAGCTTCAGATGGCGCAGCAGGGTCAGCCTGCCCCCGGCCGCGGGCGCATGGTCGAAGACCACCTGACCACCCTCGGAGAGCCCTGCGCCGGTGATGCCGAAGCCGGTGAAGACCTGCAGCCCGTTCAGGCGGATTTCGAGGTCGCCTGTGTCGAAGATCGGGAAGGGATAGGTGAAGGCCGTCTGCACGCCGTCGGTGGCGTATTGGATGCGCGGCGCGACATCGCCGATGCGGATGTGGTCTGCCATGGTCGGCTCGGCTCCTGAGGGATTTTTGCGGGGCTGCCCGGCGCCGGAAATTGCTGCCGCACCGGGCGATAAAAGGGGGGCCCAGGGGGGACCCTGTCCCCCCTGGGCCCGGCGCGGGAGGGTTGGAGTGGCGGCTGCCGCGCCGGGCTACAAATATCTACTGCAGTAGGTTGGTCAGTGCGCCGCCGAAGCTTTGGCCCGCGCGGGTGAAGCCGGTGAAGCTGGCATCGGGGTTGAGCAGCGAGGCACGGCCGGAGGCGAGCTGGGCGCGGAACGCCGCGTCCGATGCAGTCGCCGCGGCTGCCGCATCACCGGTCAGCCCGGTGGTGATGGCCGCACCCGAACCGTCATCGGCGGCAACACCCGAGGCCGCGAGGCGCGCCCGGCTGGTGGCAATGGTGCGCGCCAGCTGCAGTTGCCGGGTACGGGCCTCGGCCTGCTGTTGGGCGATGAGCTGGTTCTGCCGCTGCACCTCGACGGACTGGTTGGCCTGCGCCTGGGCGAGCTGCGTGTTGTATTGCGCTTCCTGCGCACGTTTCTGCGCGAAGATGGTGGCGCCCGCACCCAGCAGGGTGCCGATCGAAGCGAGTGCGGCCATCAGTCGGTGATCCTCATCTCGGTGGTGACGGAAAGCAGCGTGAGCGGCAGGGGCGTGTCATCCTCGATGCGCCAGAGCGCCTGCGTGGCGTCACGCCGCCAGCCCAGGGCCCGCAGCCGGGCATCGCCAGTGAAGAGCACCGGCGCGGCGTCGAGCAGGGCGGTATCGAAACGTCGGAAGGGCACCGTCTCCGGCCCGCGCCCGACATCCACCGCCAGGGTCGCGGTGTTGAGCAGGCGGAAGGTGACCGAGATGAGCCTGATCGGCGCTGAGCGTACGCCCGCGGCCGTCAGCAGCTCCGGCGGCAGCGGTTCGACGATATGGCTGAAGCGAAGGCCGATCTGCGCGGTGTTCGCGGCCTCGTCGAGCGTGATTGCCCCGGCGGTGACCACGGCATCCCCGCGCGGCGCGCCGTCGGCCAGTACGCCGACACTTTGGCCCTCGAGATGCTGCAGGCCGCCCCAGTGCAGCGTCGCATTGGTGGCGCTTCCGGTCAGCGCCGCATCCAGCGCCAGGGCATCGTCGAAGCGCTCCAGCCGTTGGCTTCCCAGGCGTTCGACGACGGCCCAGATCGTGCCCTCGATATCGGCCAGGGCACGGAACAGCCCATTGGTCTGCTGCGCCGTCCAGGCGGTCACCTGTTCGGCGCGGTAGAGTGTGAGTGTGGCCATGCTGCCATCGGCCATGGCGACATGCAGCAGCCGGCGCACCTGATCATAAGCCATGGCCACGGGCGTGTGCATGAGGTGGGCGGCGACCAGCGCGAGGTCATTGGCCTGATAGGCCTGCTGCACATCGGTATAGGTGAATTCGTAGACGCCATGGCCGGTGCGCGCGACGAAGATCGTGCTGCCATCCACATCGACGGGCTGCACAAGGCGCGTCACCGGACAGCCGATGCGGGTCTGCCGCGTGAGCTGGATCGAGGCGGGGGTGAGGGGATCGCCGCTCACCATCCACTCGCCGCCCGAGGTGAAGACCTGCAGGTTGCGGCCCGAGAAGACGCCACGGATGGCATTCACCTGGTCGCTCATCAGGCCGAAGCTGATCGCCTCGTCGTCGAGCCCTGTGCCGGTGCTGAAATTATAGAGATCGCCGGTGCGTGACAGCCAGAGCCTGTTCGGCAGGTCGCGCGAGCCACCGATGACCAACCTGTCCTGGTGAAAGCAGACCGATACCAGCCAGCCGCGCAGCGCGCCGAGTGCTGCCTCCTCCCAATCATAGGTAGCGGATGTGCCGAGCAGCGTGTCCAGCACCTGTCCGGTCACCTGGGTTGCCGAGACCACGGCGGAGATATCCACCCGCTTGCCGCCAATGCGCAGCCGGGTGCTGAGATGCTGGCTGCTTAAGACGGGGGCGGAGGCGGTGATGGTGATGCTGCCGGTCAGGCCGCTGGGCGCCAGCGAGACATCGAGGGCGGCGAAGCGATAGGTCGGCACCTCGGTGAAGGGCCAGAAGGCAATGTTCCAGCTGGTGTGGCTGCTGCGGGTGATGCGCAGCGGGGCCATGTCGGGATGGCAAACCAGCAGGGTGTCGGCGCTCTGGGTATGGGCGAGCTGCGGCAGCATGGCCTCGGTCCAGGGCGCGGCCAGCGAGGTGACCTGCGCGTCACCGATGAAGACCTGCAGCAGCCCTGGCGTCAGCACCAGCAGATAGGTCTGCTCGGTGTTGAATTCGAAGGCTATCAGCCGCGCGCGGTCCGGCAGGGTGGCGACATGGCGCAGCCCCGGGCGGCGGGTGAGACCGCCGGTGGACTGGATGAAGACGTTGCGCAGGGCGCGCGCGCCATTGCCATAGGCGCGCAGATCGGCGCGGCCGAGCAACTCGGGCGAGAGCTCGCCGGCGGTGAAACTCGATTTGAAGGCGCGGCTGCCGGACATGTTCAGCCCCTCACCGAGAGCAGGGGGAAGTCACGGATGGCGCGCGGCGTGGCCTGGGCGCTGTCGGCATGGCGCGCGGCGCGCAGCTCGGATTCCGCCTGGTTGAACAGCAGCTGTGCGCGCGAGGTCGCCTCGGTCAGTGGAATGCAGAATTCGGCGGCGAGGCGGGTGGCCAGCGCGGAGGCGAAGAAGGGCGGGAAGGCGGCCTCGTCGGGGCGGAAGATATAGGCCAACACCACCTGCTCGGCGTCGCAATGCAAACGCTCCTCAAGTATGCGGTAGCTCACGCCCTGGCTGGAGCCCGGCGCACCCGCCGAGAGCACGCGCAGGAAGCCCGCGGGCAGTTGGAAGGCGTATTGGAAATCGGCGGTGGGTACCGCAGCCAGGCGCGGCAGGCTGTCCTGCCCGGTTGCGAAGGACCAGGGGTGCAGCGACAGCATGGCATCGCGCGTGGCGGGATAGAGATTGGCCGCCACTTCCGCCTCGGCGGTGCCTTCGTCGAGCGAGGCGATGGGCTGGGCGCCGATCTTGATCAGCGCGCGCGAGCACAGTGCGAGGGCGGTCTGGGCCATCGGAAGCTCCTGATTGAGGGAAGGGGCGGGGCGCACCCCGGGCCAGGCGGCCCGGGGTGCGCGGGGCAGGCGTTACTCCTTGGCGCGCATCCGCACGGCGCCCAGGCCATCGATCAGGGCAGCGCCCTGGCTCATCATGGAATTGACGAAGTAGGCGGCGCGGTCACCGTGCCAGGTCACGTCGGTGAGGATCTCCGACGCGGCGGCGTGGCCCACGGCGGTCTTATGATAGAAGTAGCAGTAGCGCAGCGCGCCGATCTTCGTCAGGCCGGAATGCGGCATCCAGGTCGCGCCCAGCCACTGCTTCGCCTGGGTCATGCCCTTCCAGGGCAGATTATCCGGGCCGATGTAGTCGGCATTGGCGAATTCGGGGATCGCCAGCAATTCGCCCCACTGCTTCCAGCCCACCACCGCAAAGCGGTTGCTGTCATCGGGCACGTCGGAAGCGCCGAGTGCCTAGAAGGCCAGCAGGACCTTGGCCTTGGTCAGGCCGTCATTGTCGGTCTCGCCGGTGCCGGTGCCAATCGCCTCGTTGGTCGAGGTGTCGAGGGCTGCGATGACCAGCTCGTCGGTCTTGCGGCCCAGCGCATAGGCGCCGGCATTGGCGACGACGGCGCGCTCATCGACATTGGTCTTCAGCTCGTCGAATTTGTCGATCCAGTCGCCGGCGTAATGGTCCTGCAGGAAGCATTCGACACTGGTGTGGTCGAGGTTCATCACCGGCACGATGCCATTGCGGGACTTGGACGCCGCGGTGCCGCGACCGATCTTCTGGAACACCGTGGAGGCGCCGCGAACATCGGATTTGGAGCGCACGGTAGCGCGCAGGCGGCTGCCCTGGCGCTGATAGGCCTCCTGCACCTCAACCTGGTACTGCTTGATGAAAGCCTGGTCGATCGATGTGGACACTGGCTTCTCCTTTGCTGTGGGGCGTTGCGGGGATGGCGTGCGGCGCGGTTGGCCCGGGGGGCCGCGCCTTTCGGCCGGCATCGCGCGCCCGGGGCTGGGTTGTGCGCGAGCAATGTGGGGTGCCCGCCGGCGCGAAGGGGATGGCGCGCCGACGGGCACCGGGGGCGAGCCCGGCGGATGGAGGGGACCGGTCTCAAGCCCCGCGGCGAGGCGCGTCCTGCGCTGCCTGGCCGTCTGCGGGGCTGTGCGTCTGATCGCCATGGGCTGCTTCAGACCATGGCCGCGATCATCCGCTCAGCCGTTGACGAGCCGCCGAAAACCCTCGGTGACCTTTTGCACGAATGCCGGCTCGCGCTTCTGCCAGTAGCGCGGGTCGCGCATCATCTGGCGCAACTCGGCCTCGCTGGGTGCGGCAAGCGGCGCGCTGTCGCGGGCCATCACGGGCTCGGTGCCCGCCATCATCCGCTCCATCGCGAGCACGCCCTCGAAGGTGGTCGACAGCGCATCGAAGACCGGCTTGGGAAGATGCTGTGTGCCCCATGCGCTGATCTGTTTGGCGATGCGCCGGAAGCGTTCCTCGCTGCCGAAATGGGTCACCAGGCGTTCCACCTGGCGCTCGGCCTCATAGGCCTGCGCAGCCTCGCCGATCAGCGGCAGCAGGCGCTCGGCCGCCAGATCATAGACCAGCTGCGCCTGCGCCTGGGTGAAACCTGCCTTGTGCAGCGTGACATTGACCTCGGGGTCGATGCCCAGGCCCGCCGTCTCGTTCACCTGATAATCGCCCGCGGATGCGGGAATGCCCATGGCGTCGCGCCACATCGCGATCTCCTCGGGCGTGGCATCGGGCCCGGGCGGTGTGAGCTTTTGCGAGAGACGCTTTTCCAGCTCGCTGTAGCTCTTCAACAGCGCGTCCACGCGCATGGCACCGGCGGCGCTGTCCCAGAATTTTTCCGGCACATCGCTGGGGCGGGCATTGGCGGGGGCGGCGTTCACGCCGGGGTCGAGGAGGCTGTCGGTCATGGGGGGCTCCGGATGCGGGTTGCGGGTTCAGGCGGTGTGTGGGGCGAGGGGCACCAGCACCTCGGCCGGCGCGCCGAGGGTGCGGGCGAGCCATCGCGTGGCGGCTGCGGCATCGACCTGCGCCGCCGCGGCGCCGCCGATTTTCGCCACGGCATCGAGGAAGAGGAGGGTATTGGCCGCGTCGGCACGCCCCTGCACCCGCGCCAGCGGGCTCTCGTAGCGCAGCCGGGCACCCTGGCCGTCGAGCAGCACCGGCGGCACCTCGCCACGGCGGGCGAGGATGGCAAGGCAACGAGCGATCATCGGCGTCAGCAGCTCGGTCTGCAGGCGGCCATAGGTGGCGCCGAGCAGCCGGGCGGTCTGGGCGCTGCGCTCCAGCACCTCGGTCGCCGTCATGCGGGCATCCTGTGGGGTGCTGATCCGGTCCGCCAGCAGGGCGGAGCGGATGCGGGCCCGCAGATCGTTCAGCACGAGCTGCGAGACATCGAAATTGCCCGGTGCAGCGAGGGGGGTCAGGCCCGCGCTACCAGGCGCCTTGGGGATGATGGCGCCCGGCGTCAGCTGGATGGTGGCGGGGTTGAGCACCCCATCATCCTCGGCCTGCCAGATCCCGGTGCAGGCGATCGAGGCGTTCTTCAGGACCAGTTCCACCACGCGATTGGCCGTGCGGATATCCGGCAAAGCCTTGCCGACCGGGCCGCGGCCATAGATCTCGCCCGGAGCCTTGAGCCAGCGGAATGCGATGAAGGGGCTTTCGGCGAAGCCGCCCTGGGCCAGCAGCATGGGCGCGTCGCCATCCAGCACGGCGGCGTAGCGGGTGCCGTTGTGGTCGGGCCAGACCGCCTCGACGACGCGATGCTTGCCGGTGTCACCGCCGCGTTGCATCGCCTCGGGCAGCTCCGCGAATGGGAAGCGCCGCAGGATTTCGGCCGTGTCCTCTCGGGTCTCGCGGAAGACGGTGGTGAGGCGGCCCGATGGCCCCTCCTCCAGCACCGCCGACATGATGGGGATGGCACTGAAGCGCAGCGCCGATGCCTCGCCGAGCGGCGCCTCCTCCACCATGATCACGCCGGTACCGGTGATCACCAGGTCGAGGAAGGCCTGGTGCATCTCGATGGCGAAGTTCGAGCGATCGAAGGCGGCCTGCAGAATGCGGGCGGTGCCCTCCAGCGCATAGGCCATCGCCTGGCCGGCTTCGGTATCGGCGACGGCTTCGGAGGGGGCCAGGCCAAACCAGCGTGACCAGGGCGGTGTCAACTCGGCCAGCAGTGAGGCCGCGAGTTGTTCGGCGGCGTCGGCGGCGGTCGCGTCATAGAGGTCGGCCTGGGCGTCGGGCCGCGGCAAGATGTGGTTGTAGGCGTCGTGCCAGCCACTTTCATGCGGGCGACGGCGGGACAGGGCATTGCTCTGTCGGGCAAGGATCTCGGCGGCGGAGATGGCTTGTGTCATCGCGCTATTCCCCCAGCAGGGATTTGCGGGACAGGCCCACGGGCAGTGGACCGAGCACACCCTGTGGCGAAGTCACGATGGTGCCCTGGATGCCGCGCCGGGCGCGGCTGCGGCTGTCCACTGCGCTGGCCTGCGCGACCTCGGCAGGCGGCGCGGGGGTGGGCTGCGGGGGTGGGACTGGCGGGTCGACACGGACCGGCTTCGGCGCTTTGAACAGGCTGCCCATCGGCGTCTCTCTCCTCGGCATCGGGGACGAAAAAAAGGCCAGCACCCGCGAGAGCGGGCCTGGCCTGGCGCAATTCAATTGGTGTCCCGGCAGGCCTTCTGCCGTCGGGATCGATCCAGGCGCAATTCGCCCGTTGATGCCTTTCTCATAGACCAACTCATTGGAGGATGTCAAGCTTTTTTTCCTTTTTTCGAGTTGTGCTGAGAGTTTTCGATGCAACCCTCGGGGTGTTATGGCGAACGGTGCGCTCCGACCCAGAACGGCGCGGCACAGGCCCACGCAGTTCATCGGCAGCATGCCGGGCAGCATCGCTGGACGCGGCATGCCGGCCCGGAATGGCCCGACAGGCACCAGCCCGGCGCGGCGATAGAAGGCGGGAAGATCGAAGTCAGGCGGCACATCAATTCGCGCCAGCACCAGGCACCCTGAGAGGGGGTCCATCACCAGCCAGCCCGCGTGATCGCGCAGGGCGGCGAAGCAATGCCGGAAACCGGGCTGCAGCAGATGCTGCCATGCCATGTCGGCCCCGCCACCGAAGACGATCCAGACCCGCTGACGCTGTGGCGCGCCATGATGGGAGGGGCGGGTCACGGCCGGAGGTTGGTCACTGTGGGGAGGCCGTTTCCGGCCACTATCCCTTTGATACGCAGGGGCCATTCCAACCTGCCGAGAGCCTCGCGCCAGACCGCGGCATCGCTGCGCTCGCTGGCCGCATGCGGGTTGGGCGCATAGCCGCGCTCACCCCAGCGGCGCATCACGCGGGCATGGGTGAGATCGATCCGTCGCTGGCGATAGAGCCGATCGAGGCACTTCACCACATCATCGGGTTCGCAGGGCCGGATCGTGGTGCCACGGCCAGCAACGATGCGCGCACCATCCTGCCGCGCGACGAGGGCAGCCATGGTCCAGAACCAGGCCTCTTCGGCGGTTTGGAAGGGTTCGGAGCGGGCAATGGAATGCAGGACGGGGATGTGTTGCGGGCGGGGGGCGGTGGCCATCGGGGGGATGCTCTCTTTGTTCTGGAACAAAGCAAGAACTTAAACCTGTGGTTGTGGCGAGAGCAAGTGCAAAAACGTGCTATTTTCCTATTGCATGCAGAATCAACACCTAGGATAATCGCCCTCATGCGACATGATGATGTCTGGCGGGCGATCGACGCCATTGCCGCTGAAAATGGTCTCTCGGCGTCCGGCCTCGCCCGACGTTCGGGGCTCGACCCGACCGCCTTCAACCCGTCCAAACGGATAGGGCCGGATGGGCGCGCGCGCTGGCCCTCGACCGAGAGCGTGGCAAAGGTCCTGGCATCGACCGGAACCGGGGTGGACAGTTTTGCCGCCCTGGTGTCAGGGCAGGCGCCCAACATGTCCCGCCCGCGCGGTGGTTCGGCCCGGCGCATTCCGCTCATCGGCCTGGCCCAGGCTGGCGGGGATGGCTATTTCGATGACGCCGGCTTCCCGGTGGGCGGCAGCTGGGATGAGATTTCCGGCCCCGATGTCGCCGACCAGAATGCCTATGCGCTTGAAATCTCGGGTGACTCCATGGAGCCAGTGTTTCGGGACGGGGATATGGTGATCGTCTCGCCGGCGGCACCGGTCAGGCGCGGTGATCGTGTCGTGGTCCGCACCAAGCTTGGCGAGGTGATGGCCAAGCAGTTGATCCGGCAGAGTGCCAAGCGCATCGAGTTGCAAAGCCTCAACCCTGCCCACCCGCACTATAATTTCGATCTCGCCGAAGTGGCCTGGATTCACCGCATCGTCTGGGCCAGCCAATAG